TGGTAAGTTCTTTGTTGGCACCAAAAGTGTATTCAACAAAGTCAAAATCAAAATCTGTTATACTCAGGAAGATGTGTTTGCTCTGTATGGTGAGCAACCGGCACTGATTGAGATTCTATCTGCCTGCCTGAAGTATCTGCCCCGTACTGAGACAATCTATCAGGGAGACTTCATCGGGTTCGGTGGTTCTAATGAGTACACTCCGAACACCATCACTTATAAGTTTTCTGAGATTGTGCGGCAGACTATTATCATCGCCCCACACACTTGCTATTATGTCGAGAGCGACATTCGTGACGCTGTGGCAATGCCTGACCGTGCCATCTGGAATGATACCGACAGCGTAAAGTTTGTCAAACCAGATACCTATATCCTGCACAATCAGGAGTCCTTCGCTGATGTTGAGGAAGTGGTAAAGTTTACCCGTGCTATGGCACTTGCTGTAAAGTTTGTTTCTGACAAGCAAGCAGCAAAGATTAAGAAACAACTGAATGCCTGTATTCGTGCCGGTGATGCTATCATTGCCCAAACGTTTGAGGACTTTGATTGTGACCCTAACCTGATTGGACTGTGGGCACTGGTGAAATCTATCAAGGATGATTGTTTGTTCCTGTGCCGCAATTCTGGTCCCGCAGCATACATCAACGGCAATCGTATTGATGCTGAAGGTTATGTGATGACCAATGAGTTTGGTATGTTCAAACTGGTCAATCGTGAGGTCTTCAGCTATGCTAACTTCAATCAGGGGAGGTTTCAGTGTGCCGCCTGAGGCACTGGCACACCGGGGGTCGCCTGAGACCCCTCTGACCCCTATAATTGATTCATACCACGCAACCCAACCGATGCGAATCGAAGTCCGCTACCAGACCCCCTACAACCAGACCGAGTGGCGCTCCCAGTGGTTCCTCACCCTGCCCGAAGCGGAGCGGATGGTAGACTTCTACCGCTCCTGCGGTTCACCCTCCCACATTGCCCCCAGCAGTCTGGCACAGTTTGCCCACCTGGCATAGTGGCACATCGGGTGCCTCTGGCACCCTCTCCACCCCCTATAATTGATTCATACCACGCAACCCAAGCAAATGCCCCGCAACGCCATCACCGCTCAAGACCGTGCCGCCCAAGCACGGGGCATCGCTGCCGCTGCCATCGCTGAGGCAGACCGTAAGGCAGGCACCGCTGATGAGCGCAACCTTAACACCCTGCTCGACATTCTCACGCTGCCCCGCTGCGGTTGCAATGGTCACCCTTCCTGCCCCCAGTGCGGTTGGATGTGACAGTCCGACAGGTGGCACATCGGGTGCCCCTGGCACCCTCTCCACCCCCTATAATTGATTCATACCACGCAACCCGGAACGCCTCAAATGCAAATCACTAAAGTCTACGCTGTCATCGGTGGGTTTGATTATGAAGGCGAAGACTTCAAATCGCTGCGCTTGTTTGACTGTTTCTCCACTGCCAATGCTTACCTTGTGTATCTTGAGGAGCAGGAGGGTTATGATTACTCCAAGATGGATGTTCGGGAGGTGAATATGGAATCTGCCCTGATGTGTGCCGCCTGAGGCACTGGCACATCGGGTGCCTCTGGCACCCTCTCCACCCCCTATAATTGATTCATACCAACCAACCCAAGCAAATGGCAACCGCAACCTACCAGACCTGCCTCACCGACCAAACCTACAACGGGTGGACCAATTATGAAACCTGGAACGTAGTCCTCTGGATTCAGAATGACGAATCCGCCCAAGAATACATTCAACAAAATGATGTCTGCTGCTACGAAGAACTGCTGGAATTGTTCTATGATTGCGGTTCTAAAGAGACCCCTGACGGTGTGAAATGGACTGACCCTAAAGTCAACCGCGCTGAAATCAACGGCGACGTTTTCGACTTCTAAATCTCAAGTCCTGGGAGAATGACTCTAAACTTCTCCCGCACTTTCATTAACATTTTTCATTCTACATTATGTCCCGCGATGTCCTCCTTGCCCTCCTTGCTAAAGGTTCCAATGGTGAGCAAATTCTCCAAATTCTTGATTCAATTGCTGATGGGGTTTCTGATAGTGTCGATTCTGATTCCGCTGCTAATCCTACTCTAAGTGAGATTCAGTTCTGATACCTAACCAATTGCCAGACTGGCACAGGGTCACCGGGAGCGGGACCCCCGACCCCGTAGACTAAAGCATACCAAACGAACCGACCCGATGACCGCCTTCAACCCCTACGTCGCAACCCTGATTGAAATGGGATACGATGAGCAGGACTGCCGCAACGTTGCCGCCGCTGGTTTGGATGCCACCTACCCCCGGACCATCCACGGGCGGACCTTCCAAACCAAAGCAGAATACGATGAGGCACTGGCAGACTTCCTCAACGGAATCTGAGGGGTCTGCCCCTGACCTGCTACAATACTATCAACCGCAACCCACCCGATGGCATCACCAGTCAAGATTCGTGACGCTCAACGCCAACTCTCCAAGGCAGGCGCCACCATCACCCCCGGTAGCAAGCATATGAAGGTCACCCATCCCGCCATCTCCCAGACCTTCACATTGCCTCATAGGGGCAGCATGGGGAGTCCGACCCTCTCCATCGGAATGACCCATAAGTTCCACAAGTTTTACGCTCTGCTGCTGGCGGCGCGGGATGCCGCCTGATTCTGTGCTACAATTAAATCGAACCAAACGACCTAACCAATGAACCTCTCCACTCTCGCCGCTGCCTCTGCCACCGACCTGCTGATCGCTGAGGTGCAAGGTTTGGTCAAGGTTACCCGCCTCCCCCGTCGTGGTCCACGTAAGGGTGAGGCACTGGCAAACCGTATCGGTGGCGCCGCTACCCGCTGGCAACCCGCTGCCCGCGCTCAACGTGCCGGGCGCCACAACCGCAGCGGAAATCTCCCCCGCTGATTCTGTGCTATGATTCTCTCAGTTCCAAAGCAACCAACCTAATGGCACTCTTCTCCCCAGCATCCGACCTCCAGACCCGCCAGACCGTATGGGTCACCCGTAACGTTGCCAAGGGTCGCCCCCAACTCAACTCCCACCGTGATGATGTGCTGGGTCGCTCCATGGAGTCGGATGGTCTGCCCGCTGCCGAAGTTGCCAACCTCTCCACCCCGTTCGTGGGTTGGCAGGGTCCGGGGCATCAGCACTGGTGCAACCCAGAAGCAAAGCGCCTGACCTGGGTGGGGTGAGATTCGTGGGGGTGGGGTTCGTGCCCTGCCCCCGGTTCGTGGTATGATTCTCTCAGTTCACAAGCAACCCACCCGATGAGCAACCCCCTGAACACCGTGATTATCTGGCAGGACGTACCGAGCACCGCCTGCTCTGAACTGCGCCTGCGTTTCCGGAAGCGCAATATCACCGTCTTCTGGCGGTCGGGTCACCTCAGCACTCATACCGTCCGCCGCCGTGATATGCTCCGCCTGCTCAACCCGCAGCAGAGCGTTGGGCAGTGGATCAACCGCTACGCCCTGGGGTGACCCTCTGGGCGTTCGTGCCGGAGCAGTCTGGGCGTTCGTGTTTGGGCAGTGCCCCCGACCCGGCGCCGGGTGGGCGGCGCCCCGTATGAAAACGTCTAACTACCCTAACCTACAAAGTGTTACGGAAGCGAGAGATGTATAAACACCAAACATAAAAAAATTTTTCACTATATAAAAAATAAAATAAAGTTTTATAAACACGAAGATGAAAAAAAATTCCGAGGAAATTTTCGAGTCCATACAGGTTGATCCAATTACCGGGCAATATTTTTTAATAATCCCCGAACAAATTATGAACGAACTTTCTTGGTATGAAGATACCGAAGTCAAATTTTTATTGGATGGTAAAGATGTGATTCTTTCCGAAAACGATTGATTGACAACTGATATATAATGTTGTATGATACTGAAGTAACTACTTACTATTATGGCTAAAGGATTTACCGTAAAAGCAAATGCCCCAGTGGCATCAAATAAAGAACAAGAATGGGACTACGAACTTGCAAAGGAAATGGTACGAGGCAAATCAATTGTCTTCTGCCTTCCTGGAAGAGGAGTCTCCTATACATATCTCAAAAGTTTTGTTCAACTTTGTTTCGACCTAGTTCAGTCTGGAGCAAGTATTCAAATCTCGCAGGACTATTCATCAATGGTAAACTTTGCACGATGCAAATGTTTAGGTGCGAATGTACTGCGTGGACCGAATCAACTTCCCTGGGATGGAAAACTCAATTATGATTGGCAACTTTGGATTGACTCCGATATTGTCTTCAATAGTGAAAAGTTTTGGCAATTAGTCCTTATGGACAAAGATATTGCATCCGGATGGTATGCAACCGAAGATGGTCATACAACCTCAGTGGCACACTGGATGGAAGAAGATGATTTCCGCAATAATGGCGGAGTCATGAATCATGAGACCGTCGATAGCATCTCTAAGCGTCGTAAACCATTTACAGTTGATTATGCAGGATTTGGTTGGTTACTGATTAAGAAAGGAGTCTTCGAGCACTCTGAGATGACATAT